AGTTTCTTGAGCCTTAACAAATACTGGTGTCATAAGAATAGCAACCAATACACAGTATGCAATGATAGAAATAATAAAAGCATTTACCGTTTTCATTAATAACCCTCAAGAGTATTTTCTAATACCAAACGAAGATGCTCCATTAGTTCTGGATTTCTTGCGGCTTTTGAACTGGTAATTTTTCTTTCAAGGTCTTTCATTGTGCTTATCATATCAAATACTTCACTCCTTTCTGCTGAACCTTTTTCTCTTTTGTAGACACGCGCACCAATCATAGCCCTAATCCATCTCGCGCTTTCTGGCATCTCTTGACCATCTCTGGGAACACCTGCCCAAGACTTCCTATCATCTTCTTCACGACTTGAAGTGTCTCCAAATACATTAAAAGGATTTAATCTATCAACCTCACTGAGCAAAACAATTGATGAAAGAATATGCTTTTCTTTTGGTGTAACTCTAATACCTAAAAATTCTTCAGAACCTTTTGTTGTGTCTGCCCTAAACGGAAACGCACCTTCCCCGCTTTCTCCTTTGCTTAGTGGTAGCGCAACACCTCTTTGAGAGTAATCAATAACATCATCTCTAAAATAGTTTTGATTCATAAAGAGTTCAAAAGGAACTTTCAACACTGGAGATAACATATCACTAATCATCCCCTTGTATTCACCTGTTTGAAATACCCTTTCTAATTCTGCTGTTGGCAAGTATGACATAGCAGTAACAAAAGTATAATAGTTTTCACTATCCTTATTGTTTAAGAATATAGGAAATTGATTTTTAGCCCAATCCTCTACATCATTCTCATCAATTTTTTGAACACCGCTTTGCATATTACCAAGTAAAAGATTTAATTTTTGAGCGCGATCTGGATGTTTTAGAACAGCCTCAAACTGAGCGGGAATATTTTTACGCGACCAAGTATAAAATGGCATAAGTCTTTTAGCATACGATTTTTCAAATTCAGAAAGATCACTGTAATCAAATAATGTTTTGCGTACCATTTTTCCTGCTTCATCTAATGACTTGCCTTTTTTTATTTGATCTATAAACAGGGCTAATCTAGCATTATTCTCCACCGCTTTACCTGCGGCAAATGCTTTGTTAATACCTTTCCATTCTGTAGTAAAAGGAATATTAGATGATGTAACAGCGGCTTGCCCTAAGTCTTGACCATACAAGCCAGACTCGTAAACGCCACGTTTAATTGCTTCATTAAATATCTCTTCTCTGGTCATGTCTGTTCCGCTGACTTTAAAGTTTTTATCTGGGTTAGTTCCAGTAAGCCTATCAAGTCTTTCGACAACAGAGCCTTTTTCGGTTTGCATTGCTTTTTGAACAGCCGCCGCTTCACCATACACGATTGGATTTTTAACACCACCAATAAAATAATTATTCCAGAAGTTTCCTATAGCATTTCTTGAGTGCCACGCAGGTCTTGATGCTAGTGAATATTTTTTCCACCAGTTCTGAACTTCATCATACATTTTAATTACTTCGTTTGCTTTTGCGGGAGACTTTAAAAGTTGGTATTGTTGATTTAAAACTCTACCTATTTGCGGTGGGTAAGCGTGGTTCTTTAAAGTAACCCAATCATTTGGTATTGGATCGCCATTTGTATCTAACCTTTTACCGCCTTTGTTACTTCCTATAGCAGTACCAAATTCTGATGACGCTCTAGTCATTGCTCTATCAGCCGCCATCATTTGATTGTGCCATCTTAATCTCATGGTTCTAAGTATGGCGGGGTCATCCATAAAAAATGTAGTCCCTTTTTGGGCGTTAATTTCTTCTATAGTTCCCGCAATACCTCTTTGCTTTTGCGCTCCCATTGAGCCAGACAATAATCGTTTTACTTTAGCGGTAAAAGTATCATTGCGAATATGGGGAACGTAACCCTCAATGCCAAGTTCTTCCGCTCTTCGCATTATGTCTTTTGTTGGGGTGTCTGCTAATGTTTCTGCGTCAAGAATTTGTTCGTAAAATTTTCTTTCATCACCCGCAAATTTAACAGCCTCTTGGCTAATCTCCTTTACTTTTGTAAAGTCATTTGCTTCTGCCGCCTGAAGTATTCCTGCTTTTAATTCTGAAACTGCAACTCCCGCATTGTCTGCTATTTGTTGCATCTCTTCATTGTATCCAATCATATCTCTTTGAGATAAAATTTCTTGACCCCTGCTTTCAAGACGCACATTGTCAATAATTTCTTTTGCTTTTGCGGCATCGCCAGTATATATATTTAACGACTCAAGAACATTTCTAACAGGAGCAGATTCTAATGTAGCCTGTACTGGTTTAGTTTTACTTACGGCTTGTAAAAGAGCCGCACCCACTCTAAATGGAATAGATACTACAGCGCCCGGAGTGTAAGTCAAAGGGTCTTCCAAAACGCTTGCCGCAAAACCACCGCCGACTTCACCCACTTTACCAATAGCGGTATCCTCAAACCTTTCTGGGATGGGAACTTTAGGAAACTGTGGATTGTCCCAACCCTCTTTAGCGGCATCAACAATTCTTTCGTTAAAAGACCTTTCATCAGTTACAGAAGGGGTGCTAAAAGCCTCTACCCTAGCGCCAGAAACAGCACCTCTACCTTTATCAAGGGGGGCAATAAGACGGCTTAGTTCTGACCCAACAACTTTTCCTCCTTGCATAGCCATACCTGCACCTTTTTTAAAGATGTCGCTATACATTCCTCCAGATTCTTCATCCGCTAGTTCTACAACTTTTTTTATAGTTCCTACTGGATTAAAAATACCACTGTAATCAGTCATTAATATTTTCCATCTTTAACTAATTGTGTATACCCTTTTCTTCCGTATACAATGTAATACAAAAGCCTTTCTGGAAGTTGTAATTCTTTAGATGCTCTAGACATTACTTCTTGAATTTGCATTTTTTGTTCTTCTTGAGTAAGGTTTTGAATTCCTAATTTAAATTCATTAAACTGTGATCTAAACTGATCCTCATCTATTGCGTCTGGGTCTGAAAGTTTAAGATTATAAAATGTTTTTTCAATTGCCATAGCCTCGTTTTGTGGGCCAGTAAATTGGTACATTAAAGGGTTTTGGCTTGCCTTTTCCATTTCCATTGCGATAACGCTATCAACATTATAAATTCTATTTTCCGAAGAAGACAGCATACTTTGAGCCTCATCAAAACTTTTACGAGCCGCTGTTCTTTTATCTTCTGGTTTTAACGCTTTTAGTCTTGACACAAAAGATGCCATGATATCTTTATTTTTTAAGAATCCCTGAGCCTGATCTATCAAGTCTCGATTAACTTGCTCCCAAGATTCTCCCGCATTTAATCGCTCAATTGCTTTTTCGGTAAGTTGATTTATAGTAATGTTCTGACCAGACTCCACTGCTTTATCAACCATAGCGCGTTGATCTGATTTTTGCTGTCTTAGTTCACCCCTAACAGATTTATTTAAATTATACATCTCTTCAAATTCATCATAAACTTTATCAACCGCCGCTTGTTTTTCAGCAGGGTTAAGGGATTTATCATTGTATATATCATAAACCGCTTCTTCTATTCTGTTTCCAATAAACTCTGGATCAGAATTAGAAATTAAAGAGCGATGAGTTTGTATTGTGTCATCAACCGCTTCCGCAACATTTAAATCGCTTTTTTCTTTTTCTAGTTTTGACTGCTGTTCTCTAGTAAGACCTATGTATGGAAACATATCATCAACAGTTTTTAACTGTGATGGCCCCATGTTAAACGCTTTAATAATAGAAGGAATCTCATCTCTTGTTAAAGGTCTTCCAAGTTGTTCTTGTAGTTTAGATAGGGATTGTATTAACTCAGTGTTAACAGCGTTGTTAACCTGCTTCATTGATTCTGTTGACGATCCTGTGCTATCATCATATGTAGGCATAGACATAGGTGCTGAAGTTCTTTTTCCCATAGCGCCCATAAAAAGATTCATAGCATTGTACTGCTTGACCATTGATGCTGTTTTCTTTCTAGCATCTAAAACCGCTTGACTTACTGGTTGAGGTGCTGATAAATCAGTCCTCATCTGTTGCGTATCAAATGTATCAAAAGAACTTAAATCTAATTCACTCATCTGTTTCTCCATCTACCAAGGAAAGGCGCAGTTAAAATATCATCATTTCTCTTGGGTATTGCCGCAGGATTTAATGGGGTCATTTGACCTCCACCTCCACCGCCCACTCTACTGGCACTTGGTGCTGTAGCGCGTTGACCAGAGCCTTGTGCAAGTTCTGCAAATTGCTGTTGCTGTGCTAGCCTTAATTCTTCGTGCCTATCGAACTCTGTTTGTAACTCTGTTAATTCTGCGGAGGTAAAAGTTTCTGGATCCGCAGGTTTCATTTTGCTAACATCGTTAATTCCATATCCAGATTCTATTGAAGGATGTAACCCAGAGCGTATTACTGATTGATCTGTTAAAGCATTGATCCATTCTATTGGAGAGTTTTGATTAGCCATAAACGGGGCGCCAGTTTGCACACCGCTTACAGCAGTTCCTGCTACAGCAGTTCCCGGTTTAGCCATTCCAGTCATAGCCTGAGTTGGTCTAATCCCTGCGCCAAGATTGCCTACGTTAGTTTGCATACCTGCCGCCATTAGATTGCTCCGTAGTTGACGTATTTAATTCCATCAATGTCATGCACTGCGTCTGGATATATAACCTCTACATCCTGTGCCATAACACCTCGTCGTGGAGTATCATCGCCAATATAATTATAATGATAAACATTAAGACCTTTCCATTTACTACCTTCGGGCGTAATGTTTTCTTTTATTCTTATATCTGAACCTGCTAATGTTGCAAGACTACCCGCAATACCAACAGCCTGACCAAGTTGATCCATGCCAGAAGGTCCGGGACTTGTTTGCACAGTCTCTCCACCGTAATTACCCTGTATAGCGGCAATGTAGTTAGCAAGAGCCTGTTGTGGTGCTGTGGCTTGATACTGATACCTAGCCATATCAGCGTCCATAGTCTGCTGAGTTAACGCTCTACGTTGCGCTCCGATGTCTCCAAGCGCACCATACATATTAAGAGGAGCAGACATGATAGATGGGTACTGACCCATTGCGCTAGTCTGCATATTAATTGCTTGCTGTGCCGCAGGCAGTCTCATGCCCTGTGCGGTTTGGTAAGCGTTGCTGTACATATTTGCAAGAGGAGTTGTTAGCCCTTGCTTAACCGCTCCAGTCACAGCCTTGTTTTGCTGTTGTGCGGCCTTACTTGAACCTCCGGGTTGATACATTACTTGTTGCTGTCTAATTCCGGGCAATACACTACCCTGCAATTTATCAACAACGTCACCAGATAATGCGTCAGCCATTGCCGCATAAGGTGTGCCCTCTCCTGTGCGTACATTACCCGCTAGTAAATCAGAAGTCTGGGTTGGGCTAAATCCTGTCTGTCCTGATAACCCTCGAAGCAATGCACCTTCAGCGTAGTTCTGTTGTGCTTGCGCTCTTGGCCCTTGTAGATAATCAGAGGCCATATCTTGAGCGCGAGATTGCATTGGGTCAAACCCTGCAACAGTTTCTCCGGGGTAATATTCTGGGATAGTATTGAATACACTTTCCGCTTTATCAAATCCTTTTAAAAGATATTTTTGTTGTCCCTTCCAAGGAGCCGTACTCGATGTTGAAACTTGTGTTGATCCTGCGCCCATTTTATATTCCTCTTTTAATTAATTTCTTCTACTGATGGTGATTCAGGCTCTTCTTCCTCTTCTTCAAAGCCAGATAATAATTCTTCCCACCCTTCTGGAAGTTCTAATGATCCATAAGGATTCCCCACCATTCTAGGCATACCGACACTTAATTCTGGTGGCTGATAACCTACTATTCCATCTGGAGCAAATGCGGCAGATTGTACAGTTCCGGGTTGATATAATGCTCCGTCACCAATATAACTTAAAGGATTTCTTGGGTCTAGCAAACCCTTTACTGGAACCATGTCAGGTCTTGAGTATTCCTGTACCAATTGAGGATGGTATATGTTGCCTGTTAATTGAGTTCCCCAACCGCTACCACCGTACCCAGATGATCCACCACCGCCTGATTCTTCTTCGGGCCTTGAAGAACTTACTCCGGGCATTGATCTGCCTTCGGCTCTTCCCGATTTATTCCAGTGCATAGCGCCAAACTCTGAAAGAGATATACCCTCATTGTTTTGAGATAAAGGTTTTTCTGCGCCCCTTTTCCAATGCAAATTATAATTAGCCATTAAGTCAGGATTTTGCCTAACGTAATCAGCATAGTTTGGATTATTTACATTTTGGCTACCATGCGGAGTAGTAAAATTAGTGGGCTTCATTGCATTTGCGGAATCAATTTGACCCCTTTGTTCTGGCGACATTTTTTTATTGCCTAATATTCCTCCGCTCATTAGTGCATCCTCTCTTTTAAGTCTTTAGTATAGACAATATATGAATCATTCCAATCTGTTAGCATTTTTTTCCATCCTTTTCTACCCCATAACTCAAGAGCGGAACAGTTATTTTCAAGTGCAAATTCTTCTATCATCCCATTAAACTTACTATGCAGTTCTTTAAACCTTTCTCCAGAGATAGATAAAACTCTTAATATTTTTTTAGTTGGGTAATTAATAAATTGAGTAACCATGCACATTACAATATTATTATCTTCTATTGCTACCCATAATTGCATTTCATCATCCATTAAATAGTCTAAATAATGATCCGTAGTTAATTCACCCTCGCTATGTTTAACAACTTTTTCTAGCATTGGTGCAATACGATGCCATAATTTAGGTATATAATCTATACCAACAACACCTGCCTTCACTTAAATCTCCAGTTTCCAAATACCATTACCTTACCGTCATTACGAATTGTTACACCAGTATCTATAGTTTCTGTAACAGGTTTAACCATCATTAACTCATAATAGTTTTCTGTAGCGTAGTTAAACGTAGCCATAAATGGCAGGTCAATTAAGTTAGCCGCACTAACAGTAACCAGTGCCAATGCAAATATATATAACTCTTGATCGTTTTTCTTTACGAAGTCTTCCCATCTGTCCCATTCGGACTTGGTTGTTTGTCCTTGATCCCACTGCATTGTTTCGCAGGTTGCTGATCCTCTACCGTTTCCAGTTCCCACAACTCCCTTGTACGAACAAGCAATGTCTCCATACCTTTTTGCCAATGCGCTTGTTCCGTTGAGGTTGTACTCAGATACGACAACGGGCTTACCAAGCCTAAGTGCTTCTTCGATACTTTTTCTGAACTGTGACTCACTCAGGTTAAAACCAGTTTGCAAATAGATAACGTCTGCTTGAGCATAGTATTCAGGCTTGACTCCGGGGGTTAGGTGTACACCAATAGGCTTGTTAACACCCTTGTTTCTAAGGTTCTGTATTAGTACGTTTACTTCCTGTGCTGAGTAATACTCATCGCACTCAAGGCATACAACGTAATGACTAACAAGATCATCTACTGCATCTACTACTTGGTTCTGATAGTCTATCTGATTCTGTAGTCCCTGCTTGTAGGCTTGTGGACTGTCATCAGATATAAGCCACATTACAGGAGCCAGATTTTTATTACGCAACTTATTAAGACGATCACGCCAAGCAACTCTATTAACACTGCTCACCTCTTTAAACGAAGAGTCATAACTTCTAGCCATTACATCAGCGTGTGTGTCGCCATTAGCGTTCAACTTCTCTATAACTATGTCACGCCAGTGATTACTGCTTTCATCTGACAGCCAATCTAATGTGCTGTACTTATTTCTTTCTATTAAGAATGTAGACCTATAGTCTGCATACAAATTAGAGTTTAGTCCAACTGCCCCCAATGTAAGCATAAATGCCAATACCGCTACCGGGATCCCAATTCGTACCATCCGCATATCTTATATCACCATCTCTAGGTTTACCCCTATCAATTCCAATTGTAGTATTTTCGGGGTCTTTGTTAGTTTGCTCTAATCGCATTACATCTAAGTTAAATATAATATCTGACAATCTGTTTAATTCACTAAACAAGTAATCAGATAAGTTTTCATTATTTACTGGAGCAGGGTTAGGTGTCCATCTGTTAACTGATTTAATGTTTTTAACTGGAGCATTAGCCATAACTTCTTAAACCTCTAAGTCCACGTTGTTGTACTTCAAATGCTACACCATGTAGTTTCCAATCTATGTCAGTAGTAGACTCTACTTTAATACCAAAGTATTTACCGCTTACGCGACACGATACTTTAGATTGAGTATTAGGATTAAATTCTACTGGGCCTTCCCAAGTAATACCTTGTTCTGTGCTTATTTGTTTTCCAATATAGACGTTAACAGTATTGTTACCTGAAACTTCAATCTGAGGATATACAGCAGATACAAACTTAACAGACTGTGGGTCATTTAAATCAAGACCTGTACGTTCTATATAAGATATCATGTTAGTACCGTCTTTGGTGTTACCAAAACTATCACGAAATATTTTAGTATTGGTTACATCGCAGAATACTAAATTCTTTTTAACATTGTCGTAGTTACGCTCACCCCATGCACCTGTACCTAAATCCCAATCTTCTGTACTGGAATTCCAAGTGGCACCTGCTGTTATATCTATAATACCATCATGTATGTAAGAGGTATCTGGTAAATCCCTAAATGAGAAAGTGTTATCTTTCCAGTTCCATATAAGGGCTTTGTCTACTACATCACTACCAGAACTAGGAAAGCAAGCAAGCATTTCATTACGAACATAATCTGCCGCAACAAAACATTTTAAATAGTTATCTCCAGATAAGTTTTCAAACATTGCCCTTCTTACTTTATTTGGTAGCAAAGGTACTACAGTTTGTCCATTACAAATGTAGCAATCACTATTACCAATAAAGAAATGACCGCCATCAAACTCTTTAATAGATTCTTTTGATAATGCGCCAACAGTAGGGCTAAGAAGTTTAAATGAAAATATGTAAGGAGTTCCTACATAGTTCATAATGTAAATAGAATCTTCTTTGTATATTAAAAATGAGTCACCTAACGGTAGTCCGTCTACAATGTCTGCGGGCGTATCAGATAACTCATACTCACCCGCATCTAATGTAGCATCGGTTTCATCCCATGTAGCAGGCGCCGCACCATAAGCGGCTTCAGTAGACCATTTAACTAATCGTGGTTCTGGGTTATCTCTGTTCCAATTAAGACCTACCAAGAATGTTCTAAACGATCTAATAGACTTACATGAATTTCCAGTAGGCCAGTTCTGTAATTCTCTAAATGGTGTGGAAGTGCTAGGTATACCCGCAGACAAGGGCCACATCTGTGGAGCATCAAATCCGTTAGTAGCAACTACTAGACCATTAAGGTTAGTAGCAGTCCATCTACGACTAGATGTATTAGTATTGTAATCACTATCTAATGTTGCGGTTGATCCAGAAGGATAAACTACAGAGTTATCTGGATGAGCATACGCTGTTGTGCCTGTAAGAGTAATAACTCCTGTCGTTGTATTTCTAGCACTGTAAGTTAACTCTTCGTATTTATTAGCCGTTCCAGTGTCTATACCTAACCTTAGTGTACCAGTAGCAGACAAAGCAGTTAATGCTGTTCCTGCATCTACAGTAATGCTAGACGCACTTGCCAGTACAGCACCGTTTAAAGTTAAGGTACTTTGTTTTGTAATATCAACCCATACAGTGCCAGTAAACACTGCAATGTCTGTAGCACCATAGGCTATCCAGTAATACAAGCCTGATGATGTTAGGTATGGATGAATGTAGTATGGGGCAAACGGACAAGTAGCCATCACTTCCTTGTAACCTGCGACTTTTTTTACGCCGTTATCAAGGAATCTTACATTGTTTCCGTCAGACCATGCACCTTGAGGAAGATTGTAAGGAGGT